ATCACCACAATGTATTTATAAAGGATGTTGGTACTTTAGTTACAACTGGAAGAAAATATTGGAGATATAAAATTAATAATATAGATTTTTATGTACCCAATATGGGAAATATTTTAATGTTGGACACAAGATTTCGTGCTGATGAAGATTCAAATTTTTTTAAAAATCCGATTAATGAATTTGGTGTTCTACTGAAAGATTATGATTATATAACTAATTTAAATACTGTTTTGGATAATGTTATTCATAGTTTTGATAAAATCAAAAAAACTACGGTAACACATATTATATATACAACTCGACATCTAACACGTGAGGCCGAAATTAAAGAAGATAGAAATAAACAATGCGGTTTAATAATGGAAAAAATTATAACAACATTTGGAAAATATCTACATAATCGTATTGGTACATCAGTAAGATCAATAGAAAAAGATTACGTCGGAGTCGGACCATTAAGTATTCCTAAATCCGGAGATTTTTTGATTAAAAAAAACGCCAATGGAAATCGTACATTAGTAGTTTTTTATGAAAAATCTAATGATGGTAAATATAGGTGTATAAAAAAGGATATACATGACAAACATATATTAGAAGAAATTGACCCACCAAATATATTATCATATAATAATCCCGATCAACCACTTCAGGATAACATAACGGAAAATGATATTATAGAAACATATACTATGAGTTTTGGTTAAATTTAAAAATTGAATAAATAAAAAATTATTTATTCAATACATGTCTCATTCAATTGTTTAGAAATGTTTTCAATGAGTTCATTATTTAATTTTTTATCTGTTGTTTTATTTTCAAATCTTACTAAATGATAATTAGACAATATCAGTAATATTCTTATAATATTTATATAACTAAAATATCCCATTTTATCATCATAAACGAATTCATCATCAAAATCTTTATCAGACCCACATCGTGATGCATATTTATTTAAATAATATCTAATAATGCTATTATATTTTTTTGAAATTTTAAATTTAAGATCATCATATATTGTTTGTTCCGGATGTAATTTATTGAAAAGTATAATTTTTCCAAAATTTGTAATCAATATATAACGAATGCCGGAATATTCTGATGATGTTTGTATTTTTATAATAATTTTTTCATATTCATTAAATGTATTAAATTCAACTAATTTAGGATTTGATTCATCAATAATAGGTAAAATTGGCGGATAATATTTTTTCATTTTGATGCCAGTAAGAATATCTTTTATTTCGTCCATTTTTAATTATTAATTAATATTAATTAATTAGATAATAAATTATTTAATTAATCAATTTTTTTATCTTTTAGTAAGTCTTTTAATAAAGTACTTTTATCTATTTCAGTAAATTGTTCATTTATGTCATATCCTTCTAAATATTCAGAGTTTTCAATGAATTTTGAATCTAATTCCACATCACAAAAACCTGTTCCTCCTTTAATTACCTGACCGGACATGATTCTAGCGGATATTCCTTTCATATGATCAGTTTCGCCGAATACTGATGCTGTTAATAATTGTTCAACTGTTTTTTCAAATGTTGCTCTTGATAAAGCATCGGTGTCAGATTTAACCATTCCATGTCTATCAATTGACATTATTTCACCTGATGCTGTCATTAAATCAACAATTAATGAAATATGCTGATAATTAACCACTCCACCGGCTTTATCATATGCATCTATCAATTCTCTCAGCAATACAGCTCTTGCTATTTCAATACCAAATGTTTCATATACAGTTAGTACTTCATTACAAATAGTTCGTGATACATCTATTCCAGTTATATAGCGGATATCAACTAAATTTACTCCAGAAGCATAAATAACATATTGCATTTTTTTATCTAATTCGCCAGTTTCTAAATTAGACACTAAATTTCTTTCTTCAACAATTGCAGTTATATCATTTATATTTGGAATTCCTTTTAATTTAAATCTATCTATAATTATATCAATAAAACCATTCAATGTATCAATATTAAATTTATCTTTATCTGTATCTTTTATATTAAATCTAATATGGATAACTGGTTGGTCATCATTATCTGTATTACTTAAAATAGCTAATTGTGTAATTTTACTAATTATTTTTTTCTCATCTTTTTTAATTAACTTTTGATCTATATAACGTCTTTCCCACCAATTACAAAATTTACTTTTAATTTCCAATAATGTTACTTCTTTTTCTAACATTTGTTCTCTATTAATTTCAATTCTAATTAACCATGGTAAATCATCAACATTTTTTTGACATCCTTTCTTAGTCTCACCACGACGATAAAATATATCAGTAACATTATCGTCCTTAACTATTTGACTTTTTGATGGATTAGGATCATAATAAACTGTTATTTTCTTTCTAATTTGTTTTATTGTTGTATATTTTATATTTGATGCTACTTTATATGCTAATGCTTTATTATTTGCATATTCATTTGTTAAATATATAATCATTTGTGGTTTTTTTGGTTTTTTTGAAACATTCAATAATTCTTTCATTCTTGGAAGTCCTTGTAATGTTGCGCTAACTGATGAAATTCCTGCAAAATGGAATGTATCCATACAGCAAAACCCATTGTACAAACAAAATGTTTTATTATCTTCAACTGTTAGATCATAAACATATGTTTTTGTTGGTTTAACGATATTAATTGATACAATTTCATCATAATATACATCGGATTCATATGCTATTTTCATTATTTCATAATCACATTTATTAAATTTTTTAGAATCCATTAATAATTTAATTTCTCCTCGTGGCATTTTTCCTTTTAAACATGATAATAAAATTGGAATACGTTCAATTGATTCTAAATCGGCTATTTCATATTGTTTATAAACACTTTTTTGAATAGGTACATAATCTCCAACTTTTAATTCATCTCCACGTGTTGGTACTATTAAATTTTCTTTTCGTGTTAAAAATGATTTAGACATTGTTGCTTTAACGGTTTTTCCTGTTCTAGTTCTAACTTCAATTAACTTTCTTGTTCTATCTTTATTAATAGGTAAATGTTTCGAAACACCTAATATTAATTTTTCCGTAATTTTTCCATATTGATCCACCGAATTAATAAAATATTTTAATGCTTCTATATCTAAATAAATAGGATCTTCTTCTTCATTATTTGTTGGTATGTATTTTTTAGCATATTTTTTATGTTTATTTATTAAATTATCAATAAAATCACCAATACATAAACATAGTGAATTATCATTTAATTTATCATGAACTTCTATAAATTCATTCCAATCAACTGAACTTAATGTTAATTGTGTTAAAGGCTCACCCATTGATTGAGCCGTTATTATACCAATCATTTCGCCAGGTTCAATGATATTCTTATTGAAATTAATTATTATATCATCAACAATTTTATCAAATTGTTCCTTTGTTAATTTTAATTCATCCATAACACGTTTAGGTGTTAATGCATCATATAATGCAAATTTAAATAATAATTTATGTGCCATATCATCTTTATATTTTAATGAATTGACATCTGTTTTTTCATTTTTATAGAAGCACATTAATTTTGTTTTATCATTTCTTAAAATTTCATTAATCCTATCAATAACATAGTCATATTCTAATTTTGTATTACCTAATTCAATATTAGAATTAGTATCAATTATTCTTGTAATATTGACGGGGAGCATAAAATTAGTCGGCATTGTCATATATTTTAATCGTGCTGAATGAATTCTTGTTCTTAATTCATTTCTTAATGCAATAACTTCATTAACAAAATAATCGTTATCCATAAATTTATGTTTTTTAATAATATCTTCGTTATTTAATTCCAATGATTTTAATAGATAATCATATTGTTTTGTTGTATCTGCTCCTGAATTTCCATAAACAAGTTGTATTAATGATTCATTTGCTGTTCTTACGGTACAATCATATTTAACAATTAAATCTTCCATTAATTTAACTAATCTGCGTTGTGTATAACCGGTGTCTGCAGTTTTAATTGCTGTTTCAATTAATCCTTGTCTTCCGGATATCATGGTTAAAACAAATTCTGGAAATTCTAATCCGGAATAAAATGATTGTTTAACCAATCCTCTGGCTATTGCTCTATCGTCATTTTGGTAATAATAAGCTAACGTCCGGTCATTATATTTTTTAGGTATCATTTTACCTTCAAATGATTGTAAACCAACACATGCGATTATTTGTCCGATGTTATTAATATTTCCTTTTGATCCCGAATCGGACATTATGGCAATAGCATTATCATATCTTAGTTTACTTTTAACCATTTTTCCAGCATTATCTAAAATAACACCTAGATCAGAAAATAATTTTAATTCATAAGTTTCTGGTTTATATAAATCAAAATTATTTTCTGCCTGAGTAATATAATGATTACATTCTAATTCTTTTGTTTCAATCATTTTGAATATATCATTTTTTGTTTCTTTTGTTAGTTCTAGATCACATATACCCATGCTAAATCCATAATATAAATTAAAATTATTGGCTAATTTTTGAGTATCATTTATGAATTTTTTAGTTGCTTCAATTCCACATCCATCGGATATTATTTGTATTAAATTATTTTTTTTATTAGGTCCTAACATGGAATTTCCTATTCTTCCTTCTAGAATGACGCCATTTTTTATTTTAACAATTCCGGATAATGTAGTTATAACTGATGGTATAATCATTGAATAAACGTCTTTTCCTGCATATTCTTTTTTCTTTTTAATTTTGGTAAAATTATTTATGGATGTATATGTAATTAAGTTCATTACATCTCTCCATCCGATTTTAAGATTAGGTTCCGTTAAATTATATGCTCCTATTAAGCCATCTTGTACAATTCCGATAATTGTTTGTGATGTTGTTGGTGTTATCAATTGATATTCCACGGCAGCTATTTCTTCAAGTTCAATTTTTGTTTGAATACTTTGTGGGATAAAAATATTCATTTCATCTCCATCAAAATCTGCACCATATGGTTTACACACTGCTACTGATATACGAAATGTCATTAAATTTGGGTTATCAACAACTTTAATACGAAGTCCCATCATTGATTGTTTATGTAATGTTGGCTGTCTATTTAATAAAACCATATCGCCAGTTTGTAAATGTCTTTCAACAATATCTCCAACATGTAATTCTAACTTATCTTTTCTATATCTTAGATCAATTGGTAGCATTTTTAAATTAGTTTTTTTATTATTTATTGGAAATACAAAATTAGCACCTGGATATTTTTCTCTTCCGTTTTCTACTAATTGTGATAATATATTTATATTATACGGCGTAACTACTTCTGGAATTGTTAAATTCATTGCTATTTTTAATGGAACACCGACATAATTATAATCAATTGCAGGTTCAGATGTTATTACAGTACGTGCACAAAAATCTGTTCGTTTACCCATTAAATTACCCCTAACTCTTCCAGTTTTTGTCTTTAACCTACTTACTACCGATTTAAATGGTTTATTTTTTTGTTCCGATTTAACAACCATTAAAGAATCATTATCAAAATACGTTGCAGTATGATATTGTAATAATTGTACTGCTTCTTGTAAAAATTTTAATCCAGCCTCTGTTTCTTTTTCTTTAGTTTCTAACATTCTCTTGTTTTGTTTAACAATATCTGCAAGTTTATGTGTTAAATCATCTTCTAATACACTTCCTCCTAAAAAATTTCCTTTTGCTGATGGTCTCATTTGAATAGGTGGTACAGGAAATATTTTTTGTATCATGTTTTCTGGTCTTGATCTTAAAGGATTGATTCCTAATAACATTGAATCTTCATCACTTATATTACGCAAAATATTATATATCATATCTGCCGTTAATATCTCCTCAACTTTACTTTTTCCCATTTTTCCTTCTTTATCATCTTGTTTAAAATCTTCACTATCAAATTCACACTTAATATTTATCAGTGCGGATGTCTTCTTAGAATTAATTGATATTTTAGGTTTACGCGCACCACAACCATTATTTGCTATTAAACAATGCGTAATATTTTTTGTTGCATTTTTAATATAATTTAATCTTTCTTTTCCAACTTTACTTTTTAATATTTCTTTTATTTCAACTTCATTTGTATGTATTAATAGTTTTGAACATCTTAAACAAATACAATTTAAAATTTTTACTACATGTTGTATATATCCAATATGAAATACATGATCGGCTAATTCAATATGTCCAAAATGTCCAACACATTGTACCATATCTAATCCACATGTTGCACATTCAGTATTATTTTCTGATGTCCCTAATCTTGGATCAACAAGACCCAATTTAACAGGCTCATTATTTTCATATAATACGGGAAATTGTATTCCAATGGCGTTGTCAATAACAGATTGTCTCCTAATTTCATCGTTACCTAAAATATCAATATCAATATGACTAATTGTTTTAACATCACTTGGATAATTATACGTCAATGTATCCATTTATATATCTTTATATATGATTTATATTTAAATTCATCTCTTATTTTTTCAATTTTTATTTAATTAAATAATATTATTAATTTATTTCATTAATAATATTTTTATTCAAATTTTATAATATCCGTTATATTTTTATCTAAATATTTTGCAATGATTAAATCATGTATATCCATTCCCGTTTTATTCATTGTTATAATACTAATTGAATCATCTTGATTTATTTTATTAATTGATATAATATCACCTAATGTTATATTTGTGTTACAATAAATAAAATTATTAAATAGCTCAGATATATTATCATTATTATGAAGTACGCCCACTAAATTATCATTTAATTCAATATATTCTTTTTTCTTTAATATTTTTAATTTTTCATTTAAGTTTGTTAATGTTGTATTTGATATGATTGTTTTGAAATTTTTATTCCATCCTGAATATTCAATATAAATTCTATTATATTCTTTTGGACCATGTATAAATGATTTTAAATATTCTAAATAAATATTTGTAATATTTGGTACTTTTTTAATTTCATAGATATGATTTACATTAAAAATATATTTCAAAAAATATGATAAAGTGTTTTTTAAAAAATGAAAAAATTGAATCATTAATATTTAAACTTTATATTTAATTTTAAATATTAATTCCAATATACAATACATTATATGACAACTCCATGGATTGAAAAATATAGACCAAAATTATTAAATGAAATAGTTTCGCATAAGAATATTGTTGATAGTTTCAAAAAATATTTACATAAAAAAAGTTTAAATAATGTTTTATTATGTGGTAGTTCCGGAACGGGTAAAACATCATTAATTAATGCATTTGCTATTGAATTGTATGGGGATTATTATTCAATGATGGTTTTAACAATAAATGCATCAGAAGAAAGAGGTATTGAAACAGTAAGGAATAAAATAAAAAATTTTGCGATGACAAAAGGAATGAATAAAAAACTTTTTAAATTAATTATTTTGGATGAAGTTGATGCAATGACGGTAGATGCACAGTTTATGTTGCGTAATGTAATGGAACGTTACATTACTAATGTAAGATTTTGTTTAATTTGTAATTTTATTAAAAAAGTTAATATGTCATTACAATCATATTGTATAGTTTTTAAATTTCATCCATTAAATTGGAAAGATGTTTATTGTAGAATAAAAATGATTTGTGATGATAATAATATAAAAGTAAATGATTCAAATTTAAAGTTGATTCATAAAATTTCTTTTGGGGACATGAGAAAAATCATTAATATGTTACAAATAATTAAAATGTCAGAATTATCTAAATTAACCAATATAAAAATTTCGGAATTATTTAATTATCCAATAAGAATCTATATAGATAAAATATTTACAATTTGCAATAAAAACAATTTTAAATTATCAATTATAAAAATAACAAAAATAGTGGATACAATTGGTATAAACAATTATGATTTAATAATTGAAATAACAAAATATTTAGTTAAAAAATTAAAAAATAATGAAATTGATTGTTTGAAATTTCATAAATATATGCCTAAATTAAAAAATGTTATGGTGAATTTATCAACAACACAAAATAATAAAATTCAATTAATTGCTATTATAAGTATAATAAAAAAAATGATTTAAATTTTAAAAAAAAATTGATTTAAACATAAGTTATAATTTAAATATTATAATAAAATGGAAGATGATTTATGGAAATATTCCACTAAAAAGAAAAATTTTAAAGAATCAAAACCATTTTATAATGATACATTAAAAGAAATTGGAAATGATTTATATTTATCATCAATATGGACTGTTTGGATTCATGAAAATAATAATACTAAATGGGATAAATTAAGTTTTGTTAAACTTTATTGTATAGACAGTATTGGCTCATTTTGGAGATTTTTCAATAATTTTCATTTAATAGATAAAAATAAATATGGTGTTTTTATTATGAGAGATTCAATACAACCGATATGGGAGGATAACAAAAATAGAAAAGGTGGTATTTGTTCAATTAAGTTTAATTGTGTATCAAATCAGCAAGTTAACAATGAGGCGATGGTTGCATTATGTTTATTGGTAGTAAATGAAACATTTATATCTGATGACGATATAAATGGAGTAACATATGCTATTAAAGGAGGAAGTGTTTTAATTAAGATATGGTATAAAACATTTTCATCTAAATTTATTGATAAAATTCCTGTGGAATTTATAACAAGACTTGAAAAATTATTGGATAAAAAACCAAGTATTCAAATTAAACCGATCAAGCCGGAAACAGATTAAAATAAATTAAGTAATTTATTTTAATAAATATTATCATTATTTATTAATTTATTTTAATAAATGGTATCATTATCTATTAATTCACCATTTTCTAATTTTTTTTCATATGTTTTAATCATATTGGGATCAACAGGAGATATTCCAACTATCATTTTTCCTAAAGATGCGACTGAATAGTGTATAAATAATGGATAATTATTGGCTAAAAATAATTCAATATTTTTACATAAAGCGGTACATTTACTAAATAATGTTAATTGATCTAAATCAAAAACTCCTTCAACAATTAAATCTTTTCGGTTGGATTTATCAGTATCTGGGACTTTTATACTAACGCCGATTGTATCATCATCTGATGTTGAATTACCGAATGTTTTTGAATATGAACATGATATATCAGTACATCTGAATGATATATGTTTTGGAGTACATAAAATTTCCATCAATGTTGAAAATTTTCTACAATCTTTACAAATTGCATGAAATTCTGCGGTATTCATTGAAACAACTATATCAAATTTTGGTTTAATTGATTTACTACTTCCAGTACTATTCCTATTTAATGTAGATTGTTCATATTTTGTACTTGATTTTTTACTTTTATTTTCAGTAGTAAAAGCTATTTTATCATAACTATCCTCATTTATAGAAATTGTTAATATATTTCCGGTATCTTTAATTGTTCCAATGTAGTTATATAATTGTGTTAAATTAATACCAACCTCATGCACAGGATATTTTACATAAAATTCAGCAAATTGATCAGCATCTAAAAATATAGTCACTATAACTGTTTCATTACCACCTATTTCATATATCCTAATTCCCCCTTTTTGTTTAGATTCAATACTACTTTTACTTTTATCAGTTTTTTTATGTTTAACAATTTTTGTTTTATGTTTTTTTTCCTTTTTTTCCTTTTTTTCCCGTTTAATATCAGATAAATAATCATCTTTTTTATCATCACTACTACCATTACTAATAAATTCAAGCGTACAATCAGGTATTATGCCTTTTAAAACTTCAAATAATGTCTTAATATTTGAACAATTCTCTGTTTTAACTTTGATTATGTAACTCATAATTATTTATATGTAAATAATTTAACTTCTTTAAATAATTATATTTTCAATTTTTATATTATATATGACGATTTATAAATTAATTAATCCGACAATAATCGGAAAATTTAAAACATCATATCAAGGTAAAACAGCTATTGAAGCGGGTAATAAATTTTGGGTGAATTTAACTTCAAAAGAAAAACTGATAACCAATAATGTACCACGATTTGTATTTACAATGAAAGATAATAAAGATAATTTATATAATTTCTTAATTAAAGAATCCATTGATGGAAAATATAAAATTAAAGAACTTGATTTAAATATCGAAGAAGATAGAAAAAATAAATTATTAGAAGAATCTAAAAAAATTAAAATTCAAAAGGGTGGTAGAAGACATAGACACCATGATGACTCTTCATCAGATAGCGATAGTTATTATGGATATTACGGTTATCCAATATCATATTGGTGGTATTATCCATATTTATACTATAATGTTTATAGAGATATATATCTTCCTACGTTTAGATTAACATCACCATATGTCATTTTATTAAATGAATAATAAATATAAATATTATTATTTATATTTAATCAATTTCTATTTTTCTAATACGTGTACGTACATCTTTTTTTTTAAGGACTGTTTTTTTAAATATTGGTCGTTTATCTTCAATCATATTTAATGTATTTTCAACAAATGAAATAAATTTTTTTTTATCCGAAAACAATTTTTCCTTTTTACATTCATTAATTATACATTCTTGAATTAGTTCAATTGTAATTGGTTTTTTTACTATGTTTTCAGTTTTTATTATTTGTGTAATAATTTTACCATTATCGATTATGTCTATTTTTGTTTCTCCTTGTTTATTAAAATAATTTATTATTTTATCCTCCATTTTATCTTTTCGTTCTTTTAACACTTTATTTTTATCTTTAAATTCTTTTGATTTCTTTTTCATAATATCATCAGTTTTTATATATTTAATAATTTTGTCTTGTATAACATCTTTATTATTTTCTTCTTCGTCCGTCATTATTTATTTCATAACAAAAAAAATTAATTTATAGAAACGAGGTGATAATTTTTATCCATTTCTTCTAATTTTAAGTTAGATATTTCAATTAATAGTGCGAAAAGTGAATGTGACATTTTAATCAATACTCCATTACATATAATTCCAAATATTTCAAATCCTTCAATTTCTTCAAAATAATCAGGATCTAAAATCATTTTAAAAGAATCCGATCCATTTTTATAATCATAAAAATGTTTTATGAATTCATTCATTAGGTTTTCATCTTCTAATAAATGTTTATCAGGATATTTATGATTACAATATAATATGTATTCATTGATAAGTGAAATAGTAAAATTGGAATTATCCATTTAAAATATATTAAAAATATTTGTAATAATATTTTTAATATTTCATTTTTTTTATTTATGAACATAACGCTAAATTGTGTAAATTCATATCGGGTTCATATGATGACATCATCCATGGACTTACAAAGTGTCTTGGATTCGTTGGTGTACCTCTAACATCATGAGAAGGATTCTTTAAACTTGTTTGAACTGTATTGACACCAACAGGACGATATATATTTATTAAATTCTTATTTTTAATTCCAGTTACATTGACATCATCAAACCAATTTTCATTGGATTCAACAGGTAATAATTCAGTTGCATTAAATTTATCTTCATCTTCTATTTTCTTACCATTAGCGACGTAAGTTGCTAAATTTCCTCCGGATTCATCCTTTGGAGTAAACGAATCATTACTATTCCCAGTAAACGGAATTCCCTGCTCGAAAAATGCATCTAAATTTTCACTCATTCCTCCCCTTGCACCACCGGCATATGATGCTTTTTTATATTCTCCAGTTGCTGAGTTTTGAGTTAACATTTTATCTTTTAATTCAATTTCTTTATCCTCAGGCATTTGTAATGAATCATCATAAACAAGATTATTTTCAAATGATTCTTTGTTATAATAGCTAAATAAAACAACAATACTGATTATTACCACAGCTATTAGTAAAATATCTGTTTTTTCCATTATATATATCATTAATAAAGAATAATTTTTCATAAAATTATAATATCAATATTATAATTTTATTATAAATACAATATAAATAAATATATACTTATAATATAAATATAGAATGTGTGAATCAAAGATCGAAGATATTTCTATTACATCTGAAACTGAAAAAAAAGAATCACCAACAGAAGTTAAAAAACAAGTTGGAGGATTTTTTGGATCTATTTTTTGTCCCGTTGATATTGACGGAAAAACACAGTTACATAATATGGTGATTCAATCTGCGCGTGATATTTATATTTACAAAAAAACAATTAAATCAATTCCATCATTTAAAAATATTATCAATAAACAAGATAAAGATGGTAATACTGCACTTCACTATGCATTGGCGAATGGATTAATTGAAATATTACAACTTTTAATCGCCAATGGCGGTGATATATCCATTAAAAATAATGCAGGAACATATATAATTCCTGATGATACCCAAAATGAAAAACAATCATTAAATGTATTCGTCAAAAAAGAACCAACCCCACGTGATAATGTTGATGAATTAACAGATATTTTATCCATTGATGACTTATTTTCTACGGAACGTATTTTATCTGAAAGAGACATTGAAAAATTATCACAAAACGAAACAAAATTAGATTCACGAATAGATAATTTAATAGATGTAGCTAGGGACGATATTGAAAAAATTAAAAAAGAAAATATACCATTTGAAGAACCAGTTAAAGAACCAGTTAAAGCACCAGTTAAAGCACCAGTTAAAGAACCAGTTAAAGAACCAGTTAAAGAACTAGTTAAAGAACCAGTTAAAGAACTAGTTAAAGAACTAGTTAAAGAACCAGTTAAAGAACTAGTTAAAGAACCAGTTAAAGAATCAGAAGAAAAATCTGAAAGTGACATTGGAAGTACTGAATTTCTTGATAGATTATTAAATGCTGGGAATAAACATCGTGAAGAGCCATTAAAAGATAAATA